GAGCGAAATCAAACCGCTTACCACTTCCGAAACAATACGCGTTTGTTACGATCCCCCGGGTCCGTACTGGTATTCCATTGATCTTACGGGCGTAGATCTTGATGACGTTGACTGCATCATTCCCGAGCTCGAAGCCGGAGCCGAAGCCTTTACCTGGCCCGAGCCGGTAGCGGGCGGCCGGCCCAGTGAGTACCGGGAACGGTTTTGCCAGGACATCATCCTGTTTTTCAGCCGGCCGTTAACCGAGCTGGTCCATACCCGGGTCGTGGACGGGCGCAGGAGCAAGAAAGGTAAGCTCGTGTACAGAACGATAACTACCGAGAAAATCAATAACATTCCGTTTTTTGACGAGTTCGCCCGGTCTATCGGGGCCAGCCATGACTCGGTCAGCCGGTGGGCGGCGGCCCACCCCGAGTTTAGCGTAGCACACGCGCGCGCGAAAGAACTGCAAAAAGAGTTCCTTATCAACCAGACCCTGGCGGGTCGGTTCAACGCCCAGTTCGCGGCGTTCACGGCCAAGAACATAACCGATATGCGGGACATCACCGGGCACGAGCTTTCGGGGCCCGGCGGTCGCTCGATACCGATCAGTCAGACCGGGGCCGGGGACGCCTTAAAGAAGTACACGGACGAACAGTTGGACAAGTTCCTTGAAAAGATGCCGGAGTAACCTATGGCTCTTTCTAAATTCGATGTCAAAGTCGAACGGATAAAGAGATATGCCGCGAAAGGCGAGGTCCTGGAGTGGGGCCAGCTGCTGTTCCCGGACAAGTTCACGCTCCCGTTCTGTTGGGAGCTGCACCAACACTTTGTAGACACCCGGGGCCTGCCGTTCACGAGTACCGAGGCCCCGAGAAACCACGCTAAAACGATCATTGAATGCTTCTTAATCCCGCTCTTCCAGGCCCTAAACGAGCCCGAGACGTTCCGGCACTACCTGAACGTCCAGGTGACCGCGACAAAGGCCGTAGCCGTGAACCTCGGGATCAGGACCGAACTCGAGAACAACGACCTGCTGCGGGCCGTGTACGGGGACCTGGTGAACCCGGCGAAGTGGACCGAGAAACAGTTCGTCATCCGGGTCCGCAGGGACGGCCGGGACCACGAGGTCGTGTTCAGCGCGCTCGGGGCCGGCGAGGCCGTGCGCGGGACCAACTACAACAACGTGCGCCCGGACTATATCATCGTGGACGACCTCTACGATGAAGACGACATCAACAACACCGAGAGCACAAAGAAGAAAACGCGCTGGTTTTGGAGTTCTTTATATTTTGCCCGTGCCAAGTCCAAGCGGTGCGCCATACACGTCCAGGGCACCGCGATCAATAAGTCGGACCTGCTCTTTGAACTGCAAACCAATCCCGGCTGGGTATCAAAGACGTTCCGGGCCGTGAAAGACATGGACGCCCGGATCGTGCTCTGGCCCGAGCTGAACACGTTTGACGAGCTCATGGCCGATAAGGGCAACACGGGTTCGGTCATCTTCTACCGCGAGATGCAGAACGACCACCGGGACGAAGAGTCGAGCATCATCAAAGAGTCCTGGCTGAAGTTCTACGATGGCGCCGAGCCGGGTGGGCCCGATGACCAGGGGATCCCGGCCGATGAGACTATCGTGGCCAAGCTCTGCGGATGCGACCCGAGTATTGGCGAGAAGAACGAGAACGACTACACCGGGATCGCGACGGTCGTCAAAACCAAGCTGAAAGACGAGAACTCGCACCGGTTTTATATCAAGCACGTGATCAACGCGCACCTAAGCATGAACGCCCGGGTGCTGATGTTAGACGAAAAGCATAAGCAAGAGCATTACACGACCGCCCACATCGAGGGCATAGCCGGGTTCCGGGATTTTGTGGCCGATGTCCGGCGCCGGACCAATATCCCGGTCCGCGAGATCGTCAGCGTTAAAGACAAGATCACGACGCTCACGAACAAGTCGCACTGGTTTGAAAACGGCAAGGTCTTTATCAACAGGAATATGGACTCAAAAATGAGAGCACTACTCGTAGAGCAGCTTACAAACAACCATCCCGCGCACGATGACGCTCGGGACGCCGTACTTTTAACGATAGACGCCAAAGACACTAAAGGTCACGGCCAGGCCACGGCCGGACAAGGACTATAAGCTTATGAACACTTACGCAGCGTTGCGGCGTATTCAGGCCAACAAGGGTATGGTCTACTCCCAGATCATATCCGACCTTATCTGGGACCATGCGGCCGAGCACAAGCAGATGCGGGCCGACTACGACCGGTACAAGGGCGAGGGCCTGGCCATACAGAAACGCGTGCTGTCCGATGACAAAAAGGTCTGCAGCAAGCTCAACAACGATTATGCGGGCGAGATCGTGGACCAGGGCGTGGGCTACCTGTTCGGCAAACCCATAACGTACCAGGTCAAAGGCGAGCGGTTTGAGGGCAAGCCCGAGGCGTTAAAAGCGGCCCAGACGGAGTTGGCCGAGTTCAAGCAGGTCTCGTTCATTGAAGACCTGGACTCCGAGACCGGGAAAAAGGGCCAGATCTGCGGCCGCGGGGCCCGGCTCTGTTACATCGATAAAGAGGGCCAGCCGCGGGTTATGAACCTGCCGCCCTGGGAAGTCATAATCGTTCAGGACGCGTCCCTTGACGAGACCCAGTACGGGTTAAGGTATTACGGGGTAACGGACATGTCTACGGGCATGCCGATCGTAAGGACCCGGGTGGAGTGGTACGACAAGGGGTTCGTAACGTTTTATATCAGCAACAATGAGAACCAGTTTGTACTGGACAGCGCCCAGGCTCCGAACCCTTTACCTCACGGGTTCAATATGGTCCCGCTCATCGAGTTCCCGAACAACGAAGAGCGGCAGGGCGCGTTCAAGAAAGTCGAGGCCAACATTGACGCCTACGACCGGGCCATGAGCGTGGCCCAGGATGAGATCGAAGAGTTCAGGAACGCCTACCTGGCCCTGATCGGCTGCACCATGGACGCCGCGGAAAGGGTTAAGGCCCGGGAGACCGGGGTGTTTACTCTGCCCGGGGACGGGGCCGACGCCAAGTTCCTGACCAAAGACATCAACGGCAACTTCTACATCGACCACAAAAAGACGCTTAAAGAGAATATATACAGGTTTTCAAAGACCGTGGACATGAGCGCCGAGACCTTTACGGGGTCCGGGGCCAGCGGCGAGACCCGGAAATGGTTGCTCCTGGCCCTTGAGTTCCGGGTCGGGACCCAGCAGCTCAAGTTCGCTAAAGCCTTGACCCAGATGTTCCAGGTCATATCAACGGCCTGGGCGACAAAGTCGATAGACCTGAGCTGGAAAGATATCACGTTCGTGTTTGACCGCAACATGCCCGCCGAGCTGCTCCAGGAAGCCCAAATACAGTCGACCCTTAACGGGGTGATATCGACCGAGACCAGGCTGGCCCTGCTTTCGGTTATAAGCGATCCCGCAGCCGAGATTGAGCGTATGCGCAAGGAAAACGAGACCGCTGTTGACCTGGACGCGCCCGACCCTGAGGCCGACCCCGACAAGAACGACAACGCGGCCGATGCGCAGGCCGTAAAAGACGGGAAAATGACTGAGGCCGAGTACGCGGCCAAGTGGGGCGCGAAGTGAGCAGAAAAGATTTTGACGACATCGAAAAGGCCGTAAACGCCCTGGAAGCCCGGGCCCAGTCGCGCCTGGTCGGGGCCTACAAGGTCGCGCTCACTGATCTCAGAGCCGAGTTGGCCCAGGTCTACGCCAAGTACGAGGTCGCGGGTAAACTCACGTTTGTCGAGATGAACCGGTACAACCGTATTAAATCGCTTTTCAACACCGTGGCCGCCCAGGTTAAAGACCTGACCGGCGAGACCCATAATCTTACCCGCACGCTGTCCGGGGACGTGTACCAGCAGGCCTACTACCGGACCGCGTTCGCACTCGAGTCCGAGGCAAAGGTTCGGCTCGGGTTTACTCTTTTAAAGCCTGATTTTATTCAGGCCGCAATACAGAACCCGATTTCCGGGTTAACGCTCAACGAGCGCTTAGCGGCTAATCGTGGTTCTGTATTGTTGAAACTGCGCGAACAGATCACCCAGGGCATGATCCGGGGCGAAAGCTACGGGGACGTCGCCAAAAGGCTTAAAGCCGTGCTTGAGGGGGACGCTGTTAAAGCTCTGCGCGTGGCCGCGACCGAGAACCACCGTAACTATATGCAGGGCACGGTCGACGCCGATACCCGGGCCGGGGAAAGCGGGCTTAAGACCGTTAAACGCTGGCTGTCCGCTAAAGACCTTAAGACCCGGGACTCGCACGCCGATATGGACGGCCAGGACGCCGACGAAGACGGCCTGTTTACCCTTGTCAGCGGCGACAACGAGGGCGCCCAGGCCGAGGCCCCGGGCCTGTTCGGGATCGCGGGCGAAGACATCAACTGCCG